GGGTGAAACAAAGTGCGAGTAAACTTAGTATTGTCGCCAAATAAACACCAAAAACTACAAACTCAATTGTGGTTTTTCTTCACCTGAGTGGTGGAAGCAGAGCCAACAAGGGGCTGCTTTTTCTGTTGTTTCTGTTCTTGTTTCTTCTTGATGAGGGCAGAGCCCACACCAGCACCTTTAGAAACAATGTTGCCAATCATCTGCGCACCAGGTACACCGACTGAAGCCAGTGCAGTTCCAATGGTAGGAGCAAATTTAGCAACACCGTCAAGGGCTTTTCGAAACCAATCACCAAGTGCATTCTCTTTTAACATCACGCCAGGAGGCATGGAAGAAAGGCAATGGCAATACAACTCTAACGAAAGAGGATCATAACAAGCAGAAGGAGTAGCCAAAACAACAAGATCATGCTCCTGAGGAGCGGGGCTACGTTCTATCAACCAACGCACATTCACAGTCAAGGTCGTGGCATTGCTGAGGCCAGTAAACTGGCACCCAGACAGGTCATGGGGAGTGTGAAGATCAACGGGCTTACCGCCAACCGGTGCAAAAGGAAGGTAGAGATTTTGGGTAATTTGAGTGTCAAAAGCATCAGTAACAACATAAGCATCTGGAGTGTAGTCAGGAGCAGCTAGCGGGTTAGAGTCAGTATTCTGTCGAGAGACAGTATATATACCCTCCTCAGCAGCCCAACTACGACTACCATACAGCAGTTGACAATCAGAAATAATTCCAGGAGGCATACGATTGGTGTAAATCGGGTAGGACTGAGTAGCCGCAACAGTGGCATTCGGGATGTAAATAGTGTCAGCAGTAGGTCTGGAAGGCATGCGCCAGGCAGTTACCTGACCCTGTTTATTAATATTCGCGGTCGTATTAACAACCTCGAACCCCATACCAATAATACGGCAATCGCCACTAATAAAATCGGAACAATCAGTAAACGTTGAAGTAACCAACTGGCCAAGAGGAATCTGAGGAACAAGAGCGGAAGGCCACAGGTTAGCACCTTGGATGCCAGTGTTGCACACGAAGCCACCAGCACGAACGCTAGTGAGAGGGACAGTAGCAGGCACAGTGGAAGTTCCCCCAGCATTAACAGTAACAAAAGACTGTAAAGGCAATGAAGCCATGCGAGGAAATAAAACCATACTGGCATCCCAGTTTGCACCAGCGGCCAAACCGACAGGAGGCACGATTTGCAATTGTTTTTTCACAAGCTGGACAATAGTAGCAGACGAATTGACATCAGGATAGCCAGCCAAGGCAATATCAGAATCATGAAAAGGATCACAAGCTGCAACCAGCCAGGCACGACCATCAGTGGTGAGGCCATTTTTCTTTTCAAGTTTGTCAAGGATGTTATCAATACGTCGATTAACAGAGGTCATAGGAAATATATTTGTATCAGAAAGATCCTGAATGGATAAGTCACTCTTTAAAGCAGATTGTAAAGATCTTTTTACGGGTACACAACTGCCAAAGTCACGCGATGAGAAAAAAATATCGGAACTCATTTCGTGTGCATGACCGTTTCGCAATGATACCATAGAGAAATCAGTCGGAATAGCCCTAAAAACACCTTCCCATTCATTCGAGCGGGTTTGCCCGCTACAAAGGAAAAAGTGGTGAATTAGGTGATACAAATAAGGGAACATAAGATCATACTCACGCTTATAAGGCCAAAGATTATACATAAGGCCAACAACGCGGCCAGCGTTACGGAACCAGTCAATAACACCATCAGTCGTTTTAAGATAGTTGAAGGCAGATAAAATCTTGCCCAACCGACCGCAAGCAACCAACAGGTGTTTAGAGCCATCCATAACAGATCTAAGTCGTAAAGTGTGAGAATAAAATGTGAGAGACAACGCGTTGCGAGGAACAACAACGTCGCTTTCAAGATACATGCCGCGCCGAGCGACTTCGTGTGCAAGAGACACAATGTCAAACCAGGAGCGGTCCGTTGAATAACAAAGATCGTCACCACCGTTAATCTGTCGCAAGTGTTCGCGCATGGAACAAATAGTTTCAGGCTCAGGACACAAGTCAAGATACGCAGCAGCAATAGTACGATGAGTCATCAACGTATTGAGTACAGTA